GTCTAACTTCCATCTAGAATGGTTCGATCACTTGTCTAACCTCCTTGAATTACCCTCTCCTATGGCTTGCAGAGAGGATCTACTCTTTGAGTACCCCGCCTTAAACGCCCCCATTCCCATTGAATTTGATTACCTCATCATTAACGCCCTCCCGCAATCAGGGCAATTGCCAGACTTTGATGCTCAATTCTTTAAGAATCGGGTACGCAATCTTCTAAATGAGGGGTTTTCTGTCATCACAACGAACCCTACAGGCATGGGTTTATCCACTTTAGAGATGGGTTTGGATGTTACAGGCATCGGAAGCCTATCCAAATACTGCAAGCATATTGAGGGTGTTGCTACTGGTCCAATGTGGACAACCTTCAATATATTCAATAAAGACAAGGTGTTAAGTCGTAAGTTCTATTGCGCTCATCAAAGCGTGAACTTAACCGACAACACAACCACGCTCAATAAACTGTAATTTTTTTTGGGGTGGACTCGGAAGGGGGTGCGCACCTCACCGAGGTCATGCCCAACTCAAAGGGCAAACAGTCATGGCGCAATCTATGCAATCTGTCCTATCCCGATTCTAAGTAACCTATGCCAGGTTATAGCGTTATGACAGTGAGAGAGTACCCGTACCCCTATTTGAATTCTGTAACGGGCAGAGAGTAGCCTATCTATTCGCACTTCATTCTTACCTATTCCCTATCTATATATCTAGTGACTAAGTACCTATACAGTATATGAAATAGACTATAGACCTATATAGACTATAGATGATAGTATTATAGCTATGCCGATAGTAGCAGACTATCAACTTAAAAACAACGATAGAAAAAATTGTTTATTAAATTGTTTACTTTATATTGATTAGTAGCGTTATACTCATTACATAGTCTATATGACTATAGAAGTTAAACCCTAACTATCAAGGATCTATCATGGAAAACAAGGTATATCAACAAGTAACAGACCGTATCATTAGCGAATTAGAAAAAGGTGCAGCCCCTTGGATCAAACCTTGGACAAGTTATAGCGCTAATGAAGATCAAAACATTATTAGCAAAAAACCTTACCAGGGAATCAATCGTCTTATTCTTGGTATGAGTGGCTACTCTATGCCTATATGGGGATCATTCAAGCAATGGCAGGATCTTGGCGGGAATGTCAAAAAAGGTGAAAAAGGCACAATGATTGTCTTTTATAAACAAGTATCAGGTGAAAAACCTACAGAATCAGGTGATAGTGAAAAATATGCCTATTCTTGCTTAAAGTCTTACTATGTTTTCAATATAGACCAGGTAGAAGGGTTTGAGATTCAAAAACCTGCAGCCCCTGAAAAATCATTTAACCCTATGCCAGACCTAGAAGATAGATTGCTTAAGACTGGCGCTAATATCAAGCATGGATCTAACAGCGCTTTTTATAGACCGTCTGAAGATTCTATTCACTTACCTAATAAAACAGACTTTAAAACAGAATCAGACTACTACGCTACAGCGCTGCATGAGTTAACGCACTGGTCTGGCGCTAAGCATAGATTAGACCGTACCAAAGGCAAAAGGTTTGCAGATTCTGCCTATGCTTTTGAAGAATTAGTAGCAGAGTTAGGCGCTGCATTTTTATGCCAAGATTACAAAATTGAAGGTGATCTACGCCATGCAGACTATATCGGATCTTGGCTAAAGTGCCTAAAGGCAGACAATAAAGCAATATTTAACGCTGCAGCACTTGCGCAAAAGTCTGCAGACTATATCAACGGGTTAGACGCTATTAGCAATCAGGCAGCAGCATAACAGTGCCGTCTTATAGATCCTTGTTTACCAGGGATCTATAGGGTTTGCATTGTGCAGCCAAAAACCTAACTAATGGAGCGTTAAAAATGAAAACTTTTGCAGATATTAAGCGAAAACTGATAGAAGGTAATGCCTTGACAATGATCCGCCATGACTGGTATCCACAAGGAAAACTAATGAATGTCACCAGGGATATAGTCAAAAGGCAGACTAATGCCATTCAATTAGAAGGTGGATCATGGCTATACCTTGATAAAACAGCAGCAGACTACATACCTTCAGGGGATCACTCATTCCTGGTACGCCTAGATCAAGATAAATTTATGGAATATAGGATCAATTGATTATGACTACAAAAGATAAATACAGCGCTTATCTATACCTGGCAGCAAAACAAGGCATTAAAGCGCTTAGTTTTAATGCTTGGATGTCAACACGCAAGTCAGGATCATTGTTTTAAGCGCTTTTTAGGGGTTAGGTGGTACTTAGGTATCACTTACCATTTTTAATCGTCTTATATCGCTTTTAAATCGTTTTACTAATTTTCGAGGTATTTATGAGAAATAATGATATTTATACTATTCAACGCAAAATCTTTATAAAGAAGAAATATTCCCTCATGCGTGCGCAAGGGATCATCAGTAAAGATCAGTTAATTGACCTGGCAGCAGTATTTGGTGGTTTGCTACTGGTTTGGTTACTGTTGGCTTTGTAAGAACCCCAAAACCCCATGAACCCCGAGAGAATAAGAACCTTACCCGCCTTACGGTGGGGGATCTCTTTTAAGAGAGTGGTTATCGTTTATCGGTGGCACTTAACTAAAGCGGTGCTGTCCAGTAACGGTCCGCCAGATGGTAGCTGCCTTGTTTATCCCTATCCATCACCACAATGTTTAGGAGGGCTGGGTTATAGCCCCGTAGTAGTTCGCTTTAATGGTGGTTTTAATGGTGAGTGGTCTTAAATCGTTATGGATGCCCCCATCGCATAACTAACCTAAAACCACCACTAAAACAAACTTAATCGGATTAGATCATACTTTTTAAAGGAGTGCAACAAATGAGAGTATTAGTAGCTTGCGAGTTTAGCGGAACAGTTAGAGATGCTTTTATAAAAGCAGGTCACACCGCTTTATCTTGCGATCTATTGCCATCTGATAAACCAGGACCGCACTATCAAGGTGATGTTATGGACATTATTGGGGGGGGGTGGGATTTAATGATTGATCACCCGCCTTGTACTCATTTAGCAGTATCAGGCGCTAGGCATTTTGAAAAGAAAAGAGCAGACGGAAGGCAGCAGCAAGGCATTGATTTCTTTATGGCATTAGCTAGGGCAAATATACCAAGGTACGCTATTGAGAACCCTATAGGGATTATGAGCAGCATTTGGAGAAAGCCCGATCAAATTATTCAACCTTGGGAATATGGTCATAGCGTTACAAAATCTACTTGTTTATGGCTTAAAGGGCTGCCAGCTCTTACGCCTACAAACATTGTAGATAAAGGGGTAATTTGGACAGCCAAAAGCGGTAAAAGGATGTCACAGTGGTATTACGACAGTAGTTGTTTACAACCAAAAGAAAGGGAAAAGATGAGAAACACAACATTTCAAGCAATAGCAGATGCTATGGCACAACAATGGGGGATTTTATGAGTAAAGCAGATAAAGATGCAGCAAAATGGCAAGAAATGAACGCCAGGAATCAAGCCCGTAATTTAATTAAAGCGAAGGAGCAAGGCGATGCGTATTACATCAACCAGTTCGGTGAAGTTGTTATCCCCCAAGAAGGAAAACCAGCAGTCATTGTTACAAGGGATGAGCTTTGCGGAAAAACTACACCTGGAGAGAATTAAATTAGCACATAACGCAAATAATGTAGTAAAGTCATAACTGTAGTAATCAAACCCTAACTATTTAATAAGGAATAATCATGGAATTTTGCGTTAACTGCAAACACCTAGACCAAGACACTTTACAGTGCTTGTCACCCCAACGCCCTCACGATATGGTGACGGGACTACAAAAGAAAATGACAGCAAACAATAGCCGTAACTTGCCCATAAGCGGATGCGGGGAAGATGCGAAGTGGTTTGCTTTTATTGAAGTAGAAGATCTTGACGATCTCTCAGCAATCCCTTTTGGTAAATAACCTAACTAATGGAGTTAATCATGTCAAAAACACCAAGTAGCAAGAATGAACCTAAGTTTCCAGTAAATAAAGTTGATAAGAAGATCAATGATGCTTACACCAAAAAAGAAGTAGATCGCCTTAAAAACCTAGTAACAAGGCAAGACGATCAGATCATTCAGATGTGCGATGAGCTAAACGAGTTTAAAAAGAGCATTGAGGAATCAGATGAGGAGATCTCAGTTCTTATTGGTCGCATTGAAAACTATCGTGAAATCATCAAAACTATCTTGGAGATCACAGAATGAAAGCATTTCCACAATTAGCACATTGGGATATTGATGAACGGAATGGCATGGATTTGCGTGATTACTTTGCAGCAAAGATAGTTATTACTTTAATCCCCAACAATACAAGCCCTCAAATGATTCCTCATGTATGCGAGGCATCTTATAAGTGGGCTGATGCCATGATGGAAGCGAGGTCAAAATGAACGATCAAGCAGATTTTGCACCCGAAGTCAGGAGATCCGCTATCTGGTCAGGTGACAGTCGTAAAGTCGCTAATGGCAAGATGGTAGATGTCATCCTAGAAAAGCAAGGTAAGAAGGAGTTAAAAGACCTCTCAGGCGTGGAAGCAGTGCAGATGGGTCATGTTATGCAGCCAACTATCGGTAAGCTGGCTCAAGATCGTTTAAAGATGGAGTTAAAAGATGCTGACTATAGTATTGCTCACCCTAGCCATGATTGGTTTCGTAGCCATTTTGATTTTATTAGTGCTGATGGCAAAGCTCTTGTAGAAGCTAAAAACTACAATGCAATCGTTAGAAACAAGTTTGATCCTGATAGCAATAGGATTCCTGATGCGGATTATGCGCAGCTTATCCATGAGGCTGCTTGTCATGGTATTTCCAAGATATATCTTGCCGTCTTATTTGGTGGTCAAGAATTTCATACATTTGAATTTGATATTACAGATCAGGAAAAAGATGACCTTATCCAAAAAATGGCTCAAGTCTGGGGCTACTGTCAGTCAGGAAATCTACCTCCTGCGGAAACAATTGAGCAAACTAAGATCATTTACCCGTCATCCTCTACTGCGGTGGTTACGGCTACACAGCAAGTTGAGTTGGCTATCGCTCAGTTACGGGATGTCAAG